TCAGTTATATGGGCCGCTGATTACCTGATGAAACTAGGACTTATACGTAGAGTGCTAGTCATATGCCCCCTATCAATTATGAAGTCGGCATGGCAACAAGACTTATTTACGTTCGCAATGCACAGGTCATGCTCTGTGGCACATGGAGATGCTAAAGCACGTAGAAAGATAATCGAAGCCGGTTCTGAGTTTGTCATCATTAACTTTGACGGTGTTTCAGTAGTAAAGGACGAGATCATTAAAGGCGGCTTTGACCTGATCGTAGTTGATGAGGCTAACGCATACAAGAACCCGCAAACTAACCGGTGGAAAGTACTTAAAGCCATAACGACAAAACCTGAGTGGCTTTGGATGCTTACTGGTACCCCAGCTGCACAGTCACCGGTAGATGCGTTTGGTTTAGCTAGGCTCGTAAACCCAGATAGAACGCCAAAATACTATGGGCAGTTTAGAGATCGAGTCATGTATAAGATATCTCAATTCAAGTGGGTGCCCAAAGCAAATGCAAAAGAGGTTGTACATACTGTGTTACAGCCTGCGATTAGATTTGAAAAGGCTCAATGTCTTGACTTGCCAGACGTTACTTACGTGGAACGAGAGGCACCGCTAACTGCACAACAGAAGAAGTACTACGACAAACTGAAAAAGCAGATGGTTATGGAGGCCGCAGGTGAACAAGTGACCGCTGTTAACGCCGCTACTAACCTAAATAAGTTATTGCAGATATCAGGTGGTGCAGTCTATTCGGATGATAAACAGGTAGTTGAGTTTGATGTCTCTAATCGCATCAACGTAATTCTAGAAGCAATCAATGAGTCGTCTCACAAAGTACTTGTGTTTGTACCGTTCACGCACACTATAGAGTTACTGAAAACAGCGCTAGAGAAAAACAATATTACTTGCGAAGTTATTAACGGTGCTGTGTCACTAAATAAAAGAGCAGATCGAATTAAACGTTTCCAAACAGAGGAGGACCCATATGTCTTAATTATCCAACCACAAGCTGCATCACACGGCTTGACTTTAACAGCAGCAAATACAGTTATCTGGTATGCACCGGTTACTAGCGTAGAGACTTACCTTCAAGCCAATGCCCGAATAGATAGGCCAGGCCAGAAGCACGCTATGACTGTGGTACATATCAAGGGGAGCGAAGTCGAAGATAGACTGTATTACATGTTGCAAAACAAAATCAGTACTCACTCAAAGATTATTGATCTTTACCGACAAGAAATATCAGAATAACGTTTGACATTGTAAAACGCTCTGGTATACTTGTAATTTCCTACAACACAAGAAGGAGATTTTTATGGCTAGTAAGCCATCCGTTGTATTGCTTGACGAAAAGCGAAAACCACCTGTTAGTAAATCCGCCGGTTACATGGAGCGAGAGTCCACTAAGTGTTTCAAACTAGGCCACATTTTATTTGTACCTACTTACGTGCAAACAAAATTCGGTATTACCGAGTACGTAGGGCCAAGTGCTTCTGCTAAAAACACCAGACGTTTTACTGAGCTTGAACTTAGACGCATGGGCGCTCATTTAGTAACAGAGTTTCTATGGAAGAGGGCTTGGTTAGATGGATGAGAAATTCGATCCTGAAAAGTACGTAGCTACGTACAAGAAACTTAGAGAGTTCATCTCCGAGAAAGAAGCTAAGCACAAAGAAGAGATAGCTTCTCTTAAAGAGAAACAGAAACTTGTCAGCGACAAACTATTGGAGTTTTGCAATGAACATGACTTAGACAGCATCAAGACTAAAGAGGGCACCGTCTCTCGCAGAGTTAGCACTAGATTCTGGAGTAGTGATTGGGAGTCTCTGCATAACTTTATTAAAGAGAACGATGCTTTGCATCTTTTAGAAGCAAGGATTCACCACACCAACATGAGGCAGTTCTTAGAAGATAACCCAGATAAGTTACCTATCGGGCTGCAAAGTGTTAGTGAATACGCAATATCAGTACGCAAACCAAATAAATCTTAAGGAGAAACCACATGGGAAACGTAGCAATTTTTAAAGATAAGAACGCTGTAACAAGCACGAAAAAGAGAGAACTTAGTGAACTGTCCAAATCGTTTTTGCAGGGCAGTAGCACTACCAACCGCAGGATTCAGATCAATACCAACGGCACATTCAAGCGCATTGTAAACGGTGAGCAGATTGGAAATGCCGTACGTGGTGAGATCAATGTGATTATTGTCCATGCTCTTAGTAAAGTATCTCGTATCTTTTATAAGAGTAAGTACGACCCAAACAAGGAAGCCACACTACCTAACTGTTGGTCCAATCTAGGTGATAAGCCAGAGGACGCCGCGTCTGATAAACAGAGCACTAACTGTATCAGCTGCCCACAGAACGTCAAAGGTTCCGGTGAAAACGGTGGTAGAGCCTGTAGATTCCAAAGACGTATTTCAGTTATGTTGGAAGGTGATGACAGCGGTGATGTTTACCAGCTAAATATTCCTGCTAAGTCGCTATTCGGAAAAGGTGTAGGTAACGCACATCCGTTTGAGTCTTACGTAAAGTTCTTGCTTGCAAACGGTGAGTCACTAGACAACGTGGTTACTAATATCGCTTTCGACAGCAATGCGGATACGATGGAGCTTGTCTTTACTCCAATGCGTCACATAACTGACGATGAATACGATTTGCTTGAGGCCGCAAGAGAAAAACCAGAATCAAAGATGTACACCGTTATTACGGTTGCCCAAGCAGATGGTGTTAAGAAGCTACCTAAAGAAGAGCCAAAAATCCAACGGACTGATGAGCCAGAGGACGATGACGTAGAAGTAAAAGAGCCACAAGTTAGACAAACTAAAAAAGCTGAGGCCGCCCCCAAAGCAAAGCAGGATGCATCTGATGTAGTAGCTGAGTGGTTTGCAGAAGATTGATGGGTTACGGTTACAGCATACGGTTAATAGAGCTTAATAAAAAAGCAGACCGTAAGTTGTTAGGAGTTACTCTTGGGAGACTGTGTATCAAGTTAAGCATACCAGTCTCCGAGGTAGCTCATAAACTAGGTGTTAGTAGACAGACTGTTTACAACTGGTTTGTCGGGGCAACTGAGCCTAAAGCAACTTTGGTTGAAGATGTAAAAGCGTTTATTAACCACACAAAATAAGAGAGCGAATTTTATGGATTTACTTAATACAGTACAGCCGTCCTCTGGGTGGTTCTGCGTATTAGGTATAAAAGGAAAGAAAGTAGATCAGCATTTAGTTGAGACTAGGGAGGAGGTAGATAAACTTGTCGAGAATTTTGTTGCTGATAATTGGGATGTATATTTTGGGGTCGCTAAATTTGGTAGCGGCGGTAACAGAACCAAGGATAACGTCCACCTACTTAAATCTTTTTGGGTAGACATAGATTGCGGAGAAGCTAAAGCTGTTGTCAGTCCTGAAACTGGTAAGCCTGATGGGTATATAGATCAAGCCACCGGACTGAAAGCACTTAAGGATTTCTGCGAGAAGATAGGATTACCTGACCCAATCGTAGTTAATTCTGGTAGGGGCATACATGCATACTGGCCTTTACTTGAGGAGTTAACACGGCAGGAATGGCAACCTGTTGCTCGTAGGCTTCGTGAGCTTTGTATAACTCATAACTTTTATATCGACCCTGTAGTATTTGAGGCATCTAGAGTTCTTAGAGTTCCTAATACTTTTAACTTCAAGGATAACCCTCCTAAAGAAGTGACCGTGTTAGAAGAAGCTGAGCCAACATCTATTACAGAACTACGTAAGATATTAGGTGTAAAAGAAAATGATGTAGAAGCACCCAAACGTGAAATGTCTGAAATGGCAAAAGCTATGCAGGCTAACTACGCAAGTAGCTTCAACAAAATAATGAAGCGTGGTAACGATGGGTGTAAACAGCTGATAAGTTGCTACCAAGATCGTGCGAGCCTTTCGGAGCCTAGATGGTTTAACGCATTGTCGATAGCTAAGTTCTGTTCTGAAAAAGACGTAGCTATTCACAAACTGTCGCAAGACCACCCAGACTACGATCCTGCTACCACAGAGGAAAAGATCGAGCACATCAAGGGGCCACATAGTTGTGTTGAGTTTGATAAAGCAAACCCAGGTGTTTGTGATGGTTGTGCGCATAAGGGAACCATCAAGTCACCGATACAACTAGGGAGAGAAATCCTTGAAGCAACTGAGGAAGATAACACCGTAGTCGTGCCTAGTGAGGAGGAAGGGGAAGAAGATGAAACTATTACTATTCCCAAATATCCAGAGCCATACTTCAGAGGGCAGAACGGCGGCGTTTATATACGTGTGAAGAAGGATCCAGATGAGGAAGGCCCTGATCCCGAACCTATACGTATTTACGAGTATGACCTTTATGTAGTTAAGCGTATGCATGACCCGCACGATGGAGAAGTTGCAGTTGTACGTGCGCATCTACCTAAAGATGGAGTACGAGAGTTTGTTATACCGGCAGTACACATAGCTGATGTTGGGGAGGTTAAAAAAGACCTAGCCAAGAACGGCGTGATTACTACCAAAAAGAAGTTTGAGGCTATTGCTAACTACATAATAGCTGGATTTCAGGACCTACAATATAGATATCGAGCAGAGATTATGAGGACACAATTTGGATGGACTAAAGACGAGTCTAAATTTATAGTCGGTGATAAAGAGTTATCTGCGGTGGATACTTACTATAGCCCTCCGTCTAAGATTACTCGTCCTTTAGCACAGTACATGCATTCCGCAGGTACATTAGATAAGTGGAAAGAAGTATTTTCCCATTACGGTAAAGAAGGTTTGGAGCCACATGCCTTTGCAGCATTGACAGCATTTGGTTCTCCGCTACTTAAGTTTACTGGGCAGAGTGGTGCCGTTATCAACCTGATTAACTCTAAGTCCGGTACCGGTAAATCAACCATTCTTTATATGATTAACAGCGTTTTTGGGCACCCGAAACATTTATGTGGGATACCTAAAGACACGACGAACGCTACGTTTTACAAGTTAGGTGTTATGGGTAACATTGCATACACACTTGATGAAGTAACAAACATGACGCCCAGAGTCTATTCAGATGTGGTCTACGGTATATCGCAAGGATCAGCTAAAGACAGACTTAATGCAAATGCAGATTTAAAGACAAATGATTTTAGGTGGCAGTTAACCGCTGTCATGTCTTCCAATGCATCGTTCTATGAGAAGTTAGCTACCATCAAGACCAATCCAGATGGTGAGTTCATGCGTATCTTGGAATACCAGATTGACCCATCAAGCATCATTTCTCCGCAACTAGGGAAAGAAATATTTGATAGGGATCTGATGCAGAACTACGGTCACGCCGGTGAGCTTTACATGAAATTCATCATCGGCAACCTAGAGGAGGTTAAAGATTGTATAAAAGCTGTTCAGCAGAAAATTGATGATGAGCTTAGATTGTCAGCCAAAGAGCGTTTCTGGTCGGCGGTAGTTGCATCAAACTTAACTGGTGGATGGTACGCAAAGAAGTTAGGTTTGATTGATTGGAATATGCAAGCGATCTACGCTTGGGCTACAAACTTAATTCAGGATTTACGGAAAGATACTGAACCACCAGTCCTGAATACTACAGCCGTACTAGCAGAATATCTCAACTCTCATTTAGCCAATATGGTTGTTATCAATGAGAACGTTGACAGCAGGACTAATCCAAATTCGCCTCCCTCTGGGGCTTTATGTTTTAGAGAACCAAGAGACGAGCTTAAAATTAGATACGAACCTGATACAAACTACTTATACATATCAAGTAAGCACTTTAAAGAGTACTGCGTTACCTTTCAGATTAACCACAAAGATACGCTCAAAGCGTTAGAGCAAGAAGGTATTCTGAGAGATAGAGCATTTGCAAAGCGGCTGACTAAAGGTCTGAAGGTTGTATCTGGAGCAACTAGATGTCTATGGTTGGATTGCAACAATAGTGGTTTCTTCGATGTAGGCGCACAGGTAATACCAGATGATAATCGAGAAAGTGCAGTATGAAATTGACTGGACTAAGTTTAAGCGGGGAACGTCGTTCTTTATCCCCTGTTTAAACATTGCGCAAACTAAAAGCACAGTACTTAAAATAACCAGACGGTTGAAGTTTAAGGTGCTAATGAAGGTGGTTATAGAGGAGGGGGTAAGGGGTTTACGGATCTGGAGAGTTTAGGTATACTACTTCACAGTTGTACCTTACTCCTTCCGGTATGACTATGCTTGCTGGAATTCGCTCTTCCTGTTAGCTAAACTCTTGTGTTGGGACCCCCTAGTGAAAGCTAGGGGGTTTTCTTTTATTCGGACCAATCTATTTCAAAACTAGAGTCTTTTAGCTTGTCACCGATTTTACTCTTACGTTCTTCAGCAACTTCTTCAAGTTTAACTTTTAGTTGCGCATCTAAGTCTTCTAGTTTTTGACGTAACCCTTCGTCTGCTACGTACCCACCAGGAAAGAAAGATCCAAGAAAGGCTCTAGCTCTTCTATACCGATTTGCTGTTCTAACTGGGTTAGACGTAGCTGATTTAAAGTCTGTAAGCAAACCATTACTTAGTCTAGCTACGTACCTGTTAAGACCTTCTCGTACAACTTTCTCACCAAGAGTTGTGTCAAAATCTATAGGGTCAAACCCATCCTTTACGTAGGTTAAGTTCCACACACCTATATCTTCACGTATCTTTAATATACGTTGGTCTTCGTTAGCCTTATCAAAGGTCACAGATTTATCTTTTATAACTTTTTGCAGAGTAGTTTCGTAATCCCTAATAAGTTTTTGTCTTTCGTTCTCTACCGATTTAGCCCATCGTGCTTGCCTAAAAGAATCCCTTGCTAGCATTTGTTCCATGGTATCGGGCACACCCAAACCCAACTGCAAAGACTTACCTAATGTGTAGTACTCAGCAGGTAGGATTTCTTGTTGTTTGTAATTTAACTTACCTTCTTGCCTTCTACGAGCAGCTTTGACACCACCTTTTATGAACCCTGGAGATGCTGTTTCTATCCCCTTAAAGATTTCTCCATCATAGGCTTGCATTAAACCTTTAACTATTTGGGTTCCTGCTCCTAAGACAGGTGCGATACGTAGCTGCCCAGCAATATCTAAAAACATAGCGGCTACATCTTGGCTTGGCTCTATTATTTCGTCCTGCATGAACATATTATTTAGAGATAAAGAACCACTTAGATCCCAACCAAACGCAGCTGGAACACCTCGTTGCGCCATTAATTGGGCTGTGAGCCATGTTTCATCACTAGCAGTAAAGTAGTTAGATAGCGATCCACCAGGCCCAAACGTATTCGGTATGTACTCGTAATCTATCCAGTCATTTATAGACTCGTTGAGGAATGGATCACCTTCTTCAGCAGCAAGTAGCTGGTCTTTTTCTTCCTTATCCTCATCATCACCTAGTGCCCACTGGACGCTTGCTGACAATGCTTTCCACAAACCTGATAGGAGAGGAACAATGACTGACATTCCCCATATACCGTTAACACCAGCTAGCGCGGCGGTTTGTCCAAGTATTCCAGCAAAGGCAACAGCTGCCTGTCTACGTTCTTTAAGTGTTTTACCACCCACAATTACCGTATGTGCATGGCGAACTAGTAACGAAGACATCATAGTGCTGTAAGACATGAACTGAGTTAGCAGCTGACCAACTGGAGTTTCGTACATGACTCTAGCTTTATTAAATCTAGTGTAGTCAAACAGACCTTCTTGAGTCATAGCCATGGCTTCGTTTACAGCACGATTTCTAGCGTCTTGCTCGTTTAATCCTTCCTGCTTAGCTTTGTTATAAGCCATTTCAAAACTAGACATGTATGTCAACTCGCGTGTCATACGCTCAGACATTTGGAAAAATCCAGTCATTAGCTTATATATACCTGCTCCACCTTTATTTAAATATCGTAAAGCACTATCGCTAAATACATTGTCAGGTAGGTTAGATATGTTCCCTAAATCACTAGAATAAGTTACATCGAACATGTTGTAGTCATCAGCAAGTGACCATGCATATTGCATAGCTTCTTTGTTTCTATGACCTTTCATGTAACTTGAATTAAGTATGCTAAGAGGTTCAAACTCCCCCTTAAGTAGTTGTGCCGTTGTATGTCCAGCGCCTAGTTTGTTATACGCAGTCATATACTTAGCCACTATACCCGCTGCTTTAGCAGTACCGTATTTCTCAGCCAATAGGGGCATTACTACAATAGGGAATTGAGTTGTTTGAATCAACGCTGATTTAGGAGACGACAACAACCACATAAAGGTTAGTTTGTTAGCCATACCAGCAAACCTAGCCCAACCCGATTGTGACGGTGACAACTCTAAAGATGTCCTTGCTCTCATCTCATCTATTATCGGATCGAGAACATCCTTCTGATTTGGTAAGTTTCTAGTCTGATCGTAAAGCGCACCTATTTCTCTCTTAATTCGAGGTGCATGAATAATCCTAGGAAACTGGCTAGCAACTGAAGTTAAAGTTTCTCCAAATGATGCTAAGTTATCTAAACTTTCACCCCTAGCATTTTTATTACGTTTGAAGAACATCGTCTTTACGTTATTACCAGGCAGTGTTTGTAAATACATCTGCCCTAACTGCTCTTTTAAAGCACGCTTGTACTCGTCAAAAGAAGCCG